GGTTACGGCATCACCGATGCGGCCCTGGCTGCGCGTGCCATCACCGCTGGTACGGGGCTGACCGGTGGTGGCAACCTGACCGCCAATCGCACACTGGCACTGGCCAATACGAATGTCACTGCCGGCAACTACGGCAGCTCCACCGTGGTGCCCACCTTCACGGTCGATGCCCAGGGGCGGCTGACCGCTGCAGGCACGGCCACCATCACGCCAGACTGGGGCAATGTCTCCGGCAAGCCCACCACCCTGGCCGGTTACGGCATCACCGATGCGGCCCTGGCTGCGCGTGCCATCACCGCTGGTACGGGGCTGACCGGTGGTGGCAACCTGACCGCCAATCGCACACTGGCACTGGCCAATACGAATGTCACTGCCGGCAGCTACGGAAGCTCTACGCGCATTCCAACTTTTACCGTTGATGCTCAAGGCCGCCTGACCAATGCGGGTTATGTCGATTTGGAAGTTGATTGGTCGAACCTGTTGGGAAAGCCTGTCAGAAGGTGGCAAGAAGTCACGCGCGCCACGGGCGTAATTTATACAAATGGATTGCCGTTTGATATTGAGTTGAACGTGCAAACCGCAAGTGGATCAAATACTGCGCGATCTGTAGTTGTGGAAATCAAGAATGCGGGGGAGACAGTTTGGAACTCCATTTTGCTTGCATACGAAAGTTCCAGCGTAGTCGCGCAAGCAGCAGGAAATATCACAATCCCTGCGGGTGCTGAATACAAAATTACCAGCGGCGCTATTCAAAAATGTTTTGAACTGAGATAGCAAATGGATTACTTATATTTTCGTGATGCAGATGGCAACAAATATGGATACCCTGTTGAAGTTTCCAGGGATTTCATAGAGAAAAAAGGATTGATTGAATTAACCTCGTCCGAGGTGGAAGATTTACTGAACCAGAAACCGAAGCCAACTGCTGAAAGCTTAAAACAGCAGGTGACAGAAAAGCGTTGGCTGGTGGAAACTGGTGGCATTACTCTGCAAAGTGGCGAAGTAATAGCGACCGGAATTGATGACCAGAACCGCATCACCTCGGTAGTCACAAATGCAGAGAGAGCCGGTCTGCAGGAGGTCGATTTCAAGAGTGCCACCGGATGGTCACGAATTCGGATTGAGCAAGTCCAGGCGATAGCAGCTGCAGTGGCAATGCATGTGCAAGCCTGCTTCTCTGCTGAACGCATGCACCACGAAGCGATTGATGCGATTGCCAGTCAATCCGATGCGCAAGTGGTGGAAAAACAGCTCGGTGCGTATGACATCGCATCGGGATGGCCAGGCCAGAAAACGCAAGCATTCGTCACCTAAACCGCCACAACAGCCGCCGCTGGCTGCCTCGCCCAGTGCGCGGGAGCATTGGGGTTCCATACCAACAGGAGCCCCGCCACATGGCTGCAACCGACTATCACCACGGCGTCCGCGTCATTGAAACCACGGGCGCAGGCGCGGCGATCCGCGTTGTGTCCACCGCCGTCATCGGCCTGGTGGCCACCGCGCCGGATGCCGACGCTGACGCCTTCCCCCTCAACACCCCTGTGCTGCTGACCAACCCCGCCGGCGGGATTGGCAAGGCCGGCAAAGCGGGCACCCTCGCCCGCGCGCTGGACGCCATCAGCAAACAATCCCGCGCACTGACCATCGTGGTGCGCGTGGAAGAAGGCGCCGACGCGGCGGAAACCACCTCCAACATCATCGGCACCGTCCTGGCCACCGGCCAGCGCACGGGCATCCAGGCCCTGCTGTCCGCTGAAAGTGAGCTGGGCGTCAAGCCGCGCATCATCGGTGTGCCAGAGCTGGACACCCAGGAAGTGGCCAACGCCCTGGCCGCCGCCGCCCAAGACCTACGCGCATTCACTTACGTGGCCGCCCGCGACCCGGCTGGCAACTACGCCCAGACCAAGGAACAGGCCACGGCCTACCGCAAGGAATTCGGCCAGCGCGAGGTGATGGTGCTGTATCCCAACTTCCTCGCATGGGACAGCGCGGCGGGCGAGGATGGCAAGGGCGCCGTGGTCACGCAGGGCGCTGTGGCCTATGCCCTGGGCCTACGCGCCAAGCTGGACCAGGAAGTGGGCTGGCACAAGAACATCAGCAATGCCGTCATCAACGGCCCGCAGGGCATCACCGTGCCCGTGTTCTTTGACCTGCAAAACCCGGCCAGCGATGTCGGCTACCTGAACGCGCAGGAGGTGACCACCATCATCCGCCGCGCCGGCTACCGCTTCTGGGGCTCGCGCACCTGTGAAGAACAAGGCGGGCGCTTCCCCTTTGAGAACTACACCCGCACCGCCCAGGTGCTGGCCGACACCATTGCGGAAGCGCATTTCACGTTCATCGACAAGCCCATGCACCCCAGCCTGGTACGCGACATGCTGGGCTTCATCAATAGCCGCTTCCGCGACCTCGTCAACGGCGGCTACCTGATCGGCGCCGAAGCCTACTTCGACCCCGACCGCAACGGCAAGGAAGACCTGGCGGCCGGCCGCCTGCTCATCAGCTACCGCTACACGCCTGTGCCACCGCTGGAAAACCTGATCTTTGAGCAGTCCATCACCGATGACTTCCTGGCGGAGTTCGCCGCCGCCATCCAAGCCTGAACAGAAAGTGACCTCCTATGTCCCTGCCCAGCAAACTTAAAAACTTCAACCTCTTCGGCGACGGCAACATCTGGCGCGCCCTGATTGATTCCGTCACGCTGCCCAAGCTCACCCGCAAGGTGGAGGAATGGCGCGGTGGTGGCATGCATGGCCCCATCGATGTTGATCTCGGCCTGGAGAAACTGGAGCTGACTTTCAAGGCGGGCGGCTTCCTGCTGGATGGCTTCCGCGCCTTCGGTGCCACGTCGCACAACGCCAACCAGTGGCGTTTTGCCGGCGCCTATGAGGATGACAGCACCGGCGAGGTCACGCCTGTCGAGGTACTGGTGCGTGGCCGGGTGCGCGAAATCGACCCCGGTGACGCCAAAGCCGGTGACGACACCGAACACACCCACGCCATCAGCGTCAGCTACTACAAGCTGACCGTCAACGGTGTCGATGAGATCGAAATCGACATGCCGGGCTATGTGTTCAACGTGGGCGGCCAGGACGTGCTGTCCAAGCTGCGCCGCGCCATCGGCATGTAAGCCCAGCCATTCGACCCTGCGCCGGGCCCCGGCGGCCCGGCAGTTCAAGACACCACCCCACACCCAAGCACCATGCAAACCCAAGAAACCACCACGGCGGACACCGCCCAAACCGCTCCTGTCGATGGAATCACCGTCACGCTGGACTATCCATTTAAGCGCGGCGACACCGAGCTGCACACCGTCCACCTGCGCAAGCCGATGGCCGGCGAGCTGCGCGGCATCAAGCTGACCGAGCTGCTGGCCCTGGACGTGGGCGCTGTGCAGAAGCTGCTGCCCCGCATCACCACCCCCACGATGACCGCGCACGAAGTGGCCAGCCTCGACCCTGCCGACCTGGCCGAGCTGGCCATGGAGGTGGCGAGTTTTTTCGTGCGCAAGAGTGCCCGCGCGGCGTTCCTGACTGCGTAGAGGACGCCATGGCCGACCTGGCCACCATCTTCCATTGGCGGCCTGCGGACATGGACCCCATGTCCCTGGCCGATCTGATGGACTGGCGCGAACGCGCCCGCGTGCGGGCCCAGGCCGCACATCCCCAGCGCTAAAGGCTGTACCATCGTGAACCATGACCATTGCCATCATCGCCATTGCAGCGCTGGCCATCCTTGCGCTGCTGGGCTTCGCCCTGGTGCCGCTCATGCTGGCATCTGGCCTGTGGGCGCATTCCACAGCCGGGGACCATCGCGCCCAGGCCGCGGACATCGATCGACTGCTGGCCGACGACTGACGCGCCGCATTGCCGCGCGCCTGCAGGGGGTGCGGCATGTCCTATAAGCGCATGCAGCTCCTGCTGGAGCTCAAAGACAAAGCACTCGCCCCCCTGCGCGGCATTCAGGCCGGCAGCCAGGATGCCGCCAAAGCCCTGTCCGATGCCCGCGCCAAACTCAAGCAGCTGAACGCACAACAGGCCGCACTGGGCAGCTTTGAGAAAAGCACCGCCGCCATGCGCGAAAGCAGCACCCAGCTCAAGGTGCTGCGCCAGAACCTGCAGACCCTGCAGGCCACCGGCCAGGGCAGCACCGTCCAGGCCAAGCAGCTGCAGGCTGCGATCGAGAAACAGACCACCAGATTCAAAGACCAGCAGACCAAGGTGCTGGAGCTGCGCAGCAGCCTGACCCGGCTGGGCATCACCAATGTGAGCCAGGCCCAGCAGCGCCTGGGCACTGACATTGCGTCCACCACGGCCAAGATCGACGCCCAGAAAAACGCCCTCAAGCAGCTGGGCGACCAGAACAAGCGCCTGGACGCCCTGAAGTCCCAGCACGCGAAAGCCATGGTGCACACCGGCATGGCTGCCGGCGCCGGTGTGGCCATGGTGGCAGCAGGCCGCAGCATGGCGCGCCCGGTACAGGCCACGTTGGGCGCTTTCTCCGAGCAGGAAGATGCCTCCGTGCAACTTCAGGCCAGCATGATGCAGGCCGATGGCAGCGTGCCTGCAGAGTTTGCGCAGATTGAAGCCCTGGCCAAGCGCCTGGGCGACCGGCTGCCGGGTACAACGGCAGACTTCATCGAGCTGATGACCGTGCTGCGCAAGGAAGGCATTTCCACCCAGGCCATCCTGGGCGGCACCGGCGAGGCTGCAGCCCTACTGGGCGTGCAGCTCAAAATGCCAGTGACCGAGGCTGCCGCCTTTGCTGCCAAGATGCAGGACGCCACCCAGGCCACCGAAAGCGAGATGCTGGGCCTGATGGACGTGCTGCAAAAGAACGCCTACCTGGGCGCGGACCAGAACTACCAGCTCAACGGGATTACCGCGATGGCCGGGGCCATGGGCTTGCTGCGCCTGAAGGGCGAGGAAGCCTACAAGGCGCTGTCGCCCATGCTGGTGATGATGAACCAGGCCGGCATGACGGACGGCGGCAGCGCGGGCAACGCCATCAACAAGGTGTTTGAAGCGGGCCTGGACACCAAGAAGCTAGGCAAGGCCAATGCGCTGCTGAAGAAAACCGGCATTCATCTGAACTTTGCCGACAAGACCGGCAAGTTTGCGGGCGTGGAAAACTTCTTCACGCAGCTGGAAAAGCTCAAGAAGCTTGGCGACAACGACATTCTGAAAACCGAGGTGTTCAAGGAACTGTTCGGCACGGACAAGGAAAACCGCCAAGTCCTGAACAACTTCATAGCCAAGGGCTACTCGGGCTACCAAGAAACCGTCGCCAAGATGGAAGCCCAGGCCAGCCTGCAGCAGCGCGTGGAGCAGCAGCTGCGCACCCTGACCAACGTCACCGAAGCGGCCCAGGGCGGCTTCACCAACGTGGTGGCCAGCATTGGCGCCACCGTGGAGGGGGACGCCAAGACGATCATCGATGCGATCGGCAACATCACCACCACCATCGGCGATTGGGTCAAGGAACACCCCGTGCTGACCGCCAACATCGTGCGCACCGTGGCGGTGCTGGCCGCGCTGACGGCCGGCCTGGGCATGCTGATGATTCCGCTGGCCCTCATTTACGGCAAGGTCATGCTGGTGCGCTTTGCCTTTGGTCTGCTGGGTCTGAAGCTGCCCAGCCTGATGGCCGGCATCCGGGGCGTGGCCGGGGTGGCGGGCCGCCTGGCGTCCCTGCTGGCCCGTGCCGCCCCCATGCTGCTGCGCATGCTGGGCCCGATTGGCCTGCTGGCTACAGCGGGCTGGAGCGTCTACAGCAACTGGGAAGCCATCTGCGGCGGTGCCAAAGCGCTGTGGCAAGACCTGGGCGATTGGTGGAGCGGGTTTTCTGCCCGCATGGCCGGCATCCTGTCTGGCATGTGGGGGGCCGTGACCAGCACCGCCAAGGGCGTGCTGTCGGGCATGGTGGACGGTGTGCGCGGCTTGTTGGACGGTGGCGTGGATGCCTGGATGACCGCGCTGCTGAACTTCTCGCCCTTCGGTGTGCTGTGGAACGCCATCACCGCCACGCTGTCGGCGCTGGGCATTCAGGTGCCCGAGCAGTTTCGCAACTTCGGCGGCTTCATCGTGGACGGCCTGATTGGCGGCATCAACGGCAAGCTGTCGGCCCTGAAAGAGGCCGTGCTGGGCGCGGCCAGCTCTGCGGCCAGCTGGTTCAAGGAACGGTTGGGCATCGCCAGCCCGTCCAAGCTGTTCACGCAGTTCGGCGGCTGGATTTCTGAGGGCGCGGCCAACGGCATCGAGGCCGGCCAGGCCCAGGTGCGCGCTGCCGCCCTGGCCATGGCGGGGGCCGCCACCGTGGGCATGCCGACTTTTGCCGCCGCCGCAGACGTGCAGCCCGTGGCCATTGACCGCCGCCCGGCCCTGGCCGCACCGGGCGCCGCCCGCCCTGCCCCCATCGTGCAGGGCGACACCATCGCCATCCACATCCATGCCACGCCGGGCATGGATGAGCGGGCCATTGCCCAGATCGTCCAGGCAGAGCTGCAGCGCAACGAACGCGCCAAGGTCGCCCGCCTGCAGAACGCTTTCAACGACTTCGGATAACCGCCTATGCAAATGCTTTGCCTGGGGCTGTTTGTTTTCAGCCTCAACACCCTGGCCTATCAGGAGCTGCAGCGCCGCACCGCCTGGAAGCACCCCACCCAAGGCATCGTCGGCGGGCGTGATGCCTCGCAGTACCTGGGCCCCGGCGAGGACACCATCACCCTGAGCGGCAGCATGGTGCCCGAGTTCGCGGGCCAGCCCGCCAGCCTGGACGAACTGCGCCGCATGGCCAACACCGGCCAGGCATGGGTGCTGGTGGAAGGCAGCGGCACCGTGTACGGCGCCTATGTCATCTTGGACCTGCAGGAAACCAAGACCCTGTTTTATGTGGACGGCACGCCGCGCAAGATCGAGTTTTCGCTATCCCTGCGCCGCGTGGACCAAGACGCCGATGACGTGCTGGCCGGCCAGCCTGGCCGCAGCTACAGCGACGACATGGGCGACCTGTCCACCCTAGACCAATTGCTGGACACGCCATGACCACCACCAGTGATGCCACCACCATCCGCGCCGGCTTGCCGGTGGTCCGCACCACGGGCACACCGGGCCGCCCAGCCGCCAACCTGCGCCCCGTGTGGCGTGTCACGGTCAAGGGCCAGGACATCAGCGCACGCATTGCGCCGCGCCTGGTCAGCCTGACCATCAGCGACAACCAGGGCGGCGAATCCGACGAGGTGGAGATCGTCGTCAGCGACCACGACGGCGCGGTGCAACTGCCTGACACCGGCGACACCCTGACGGTCGCCATTGGCTGGCAGATGGATGGCGGTGCTGGCCAGGGTGCGCAGGTGCAAGACTTCCCCCTGGGGATGGTGGACAAGGGCGCCTACACCATCCAGGCTGTGGAATACAGCGGCGCGCCCGATGTCATCACCCTGCGCGCCCGCGCCGCCAACCTGCTGGACGAGCTGCGCACCATCAAGGACCGCAGTTGGCACAAGACCACCGTGGGCGCCATCATCCAAAGCATTGCGGTGACCAACAAACTCAAGGCCAGCATCGACAAAGACATTGCCGTGCGCAAGGTGCCCCACGCCGACCAGGCGCACGAATCGGATGCCTCATTCCTGCGTCGCCTGGGTCGGCAGATGGACTGCCTGTGCAGCATCAAAAACGGCACCCTACTCTTCAGCCAGGCGCGCAAGGCGCAGACCCCCAGCGGCAAGCAGCTGCCGCCGGTCAGCATCGTGCGCAGCGACGGCGACCAGCACCGCTGGGCGCGGGCCGACCGCGATTCATACAGCGGCGTCAAGGCGTACTACAACAACATCAAGCGCGGCACGCGCAGCAGCGTGATGGCGGGCATCAGCGGCAGAGCCAAGACATTGCGCCAGACCTTCGCCAGCGAGGCCGACGCCCTGGCCGCTGCCCGTGCAGAGTGGCTGCGCATCCAGCGCGGCATCTACAGCTTTGACATCACCCTGGCGCGCGGGCGTGCAGACCTGATGCCGCAGCGGCCCGCCGTGGTCAGCGGCTACAAAAAACAGATCGATGAAACGCCGTGGATCATCACCAACGTGCGCCACAGCCTGAGCAGCGGCGGCTACACCAGCCATATCACGCTGGAGACACACCAGGCAGAGGGGGTTGAAGGAGGGGAAGCGATAACGAGGGATGATTGAGCTTCTACGGCAAGCACTCTTGACAAGATCTACGTGCAAGCAATTAACAAAGTGCAAGAGTGATAAACTAGATAAGTTTATTTAAATTAAAAAGATAATGGGAATAACTAATAATATAAAGATTGATGGTCCGAATAATCTACCAAATTATCGGGCTGATATTGATGGGTTACGAGCTGTAGCAATTCTATCAGTTGTTTTATTTCACGCATTCCCATCCTTTCTTCATGGTGGCTTTGTTGGAGTTGATGTTTTTTTTGTTATTTCAGGATTTTTAATATCAAATATTATTTTTCGTGAACTTCATTTAAATAAATTCAGCTTTCTTGATTTTTATATTCACCGAGCAAAAAGAATATTTCCTTCTTTGATCGTTGTATTAATATCAAGTTATTTAATTGGTTGGTTTGTTTTATTGCCTGATGAATTCATGCAACTAGGCAAGCATATAGCAGCAGGTGCGGGATTTGTTCAGAATTTTATTCTCAGAAAAGAAGTTGGTTATTTCGAAACAGCTGCCGACCTCAAGCCATTGCTACACCTATGGTCGTTAGCCATAGAAGAACAATTCTATCTCTTGTTTCCACTGCTGATATTTGCAGCATGGAGAAGTAAATTATTTGTCTTTATTGCCATCATTTCATTGACTGCAATTTCATTTTCGTTAAACATATTTGGCGTTACATCCAATCCGGTTAAAACTTTCTTTTTACCACAAACTAGAATATGGGAATTATTAGCCGGTTCAATTTTGGCATACTTTCAATTCTTTAAAAAAGATGATTACAAAAAATTGGTTTTTACAAATCTAATTGAAAAGTTACCTAGTAAATCATTTAAAAACAATAATAATATAATCAACAAAAGAAAAGACATAATATCCGCAATTGGATTACTATTAATAGTAATTGCAATTCTCTATGCAAACAAAGAAAAAGCGTTCCCTGGTTGGTTGGCACTGCTGCCGGTCTCGGGCACTACTCTACTGATACTTGCCGGAACAGATGGCATTATTAATAGAACAATTCTTTCTAGTAAATTTTTTGTTTTTGTTGGTCTTATAAGTTATCCGCTATATCTTTGGCATTGGCCAATACTTGCTTTCGCAAAAATTATAGAGGGCCAAGAGCTTTCCTACATAATTAGAATAATTGCAATTTTTTCAAGCTTTCTTTTAGCTTGGCTAACTTATAAATTTATTGAAAAACCAATCAGATTTAATAAAAGCATTAAAAAAATCCCGCTATATTTAACATCCATACTTTTGATGGTAGGAGTTGTTGGGTATATCACATTTAAAAATAATGGCTTTGAATTTAGGACAAAACAAATTTCCAACTTCACAGAAGCTATAAATGACTGGAATTACCCAGGTGATTTATCCAAAAAAAGCATTAATGGAATAAATTATTTCTATAAAGAATCTGGCAAAAAAACAATTACACTATTTATAGGCGACTCAAATATTGAACAGTATTTACCTCGGGTAGATAGTTTGATTAGAAATAATCCTGGACAAACAAATGGAGTAATTTTCAAAACAGGTGGGGGCTGCTTGGCAATACCGGGGCAAATTCCAAATGAAAAACATAAGCACTGTTTGAATTTGATGCAAGATGCGCTAACAATTGCGGATGAAAACTCAAATATTGATACGGTCGTAATAGGTAGTTTCTGGAATGGATATTTGGCACATGGTGGCCCCATGGCAAAGAAGTACGGAACTGAAAGCGATGAATATAAGGATGCGCTAATTAAATTAAGTCAATACATAGAAAAACTTAAATCAACAAAAAAACGAGTATTTTTAATATTAAATATCCCCATGGGCAAAGAATTGGCTCCGAGGAATTTGATTAGCCGTGATTTAAAAGATTTTCCAAATGTTTTCTCAATTAGCGTTGGTGAAGTATCAAGAACGCAATTGACAAAATCTTATGGAAAAATAGAGTCTGATCTTATAAATCTAGCTAAAAGCACAGGTGCTATAGCCATTAATCCTTTGGACTTCTTGTGTGAATCAAGCTGCTCTAGCGTTGATTCAGAGGGGAATCCTATGTATAAAGATGGCTCTCATTTGAGAGCGAACTATGTGCGTGAAAAAGCTGATTTCATCGACATCACCGTAAAATAATAAAAAGTATTTGCGCTTGTAATTTATAAACATCCAATATAAATTTAAATTACAAGCGCATTTTTGTAAGATTTTCAGGTCAAAACCGCCGCCCATTCCACCCATACACCACACGGCCGCACACGCGCACTTCGTGCTTGCCGTTGAGGATGTCGGTTTGCTTGATGGCGGGGTTGTCGCTGCTGACCTCGTAGCAGCCATCCATGCGCTGACGCACGCGCTTGATGAACAGGCGGCTGTGGGCTTGCAGCACATACACGCCATCAACCTCCACGCTTTGCACATCGGTGTCCACAAGCGCGAAGTCGCCCGACTCCAGCGTGCCGCGCATGCTGTCCCCATAGGCGTGCATCAACCGCAGGGCACTAGGGCGTGAGTTCGGCAGGTGCTGCGAAAGCCAGCGACGCGACAGGGGTACATCCCCCAGCACCACGTCCTCCGTCACCAACTCATTGCCAGTCCCCATGCTGCCTGTGGCAGACATCAGTGGCACCAGCACCACATCCTCGGAATCGACTGGCGCGGGCACGGCGCCCGACATGTTTCGCTTGTTCGATGAACCTTGCGCGTCTTGCTGACCCGTGAGGATGTAATTGATGTTTACGCCATATTTGGCGGTATGCGCCAAAAATTCACTGCTTGGGTAGTTCTTGCCGCCTTCCCAGTTCTGCAAGGTGCGCAGCTTGGTATCACCAAGCTCTGCAAAGGCGGATTGCGAGTAGCCCAAGCGCTCTCGCTCTTCTTTGAACCTCTCCGCGATAGCGCAGAATTTTTCGTTGTCCATCTTGAATTACGCAAAATTTGGCGTTAACATCGCGCCAGCATCTAAAAGTGCATCACTTAGTTTCACACGCAGCATACCGCACGCTATGACGACAACTGCCCCTGCTTCCAGCTACGCCCCCCGAGGTGTTGAAAAGGACAAGCCCATCACAGTGCGCTTCATGCCCGACGAGCGCGCGCAGTTGGTGGATGAAGCCGCCAAGGAATCGCGGTCCACAGGCGCATTCACGCGCCTGATGACCATCAAGGGCCTGGAAGCCTGGAAGGCCGAAAAACTGGCTGCCAGGGCTCAAGGCAACTGATTCCATGCGTTGCATCTTGCCCGCACACCCGCGCAACCACACGCAATTTGTTTTGCGCATGGCTGCGCTGGCCTATGCAGCAGTCCAACCCCTCTCCCCGAACGGAACACCATGAACACCACACGCATCAACCAGGGCGCTGGAACCATCGAGCGCGTCTTGCGTCAGCACCTGTCCCAACCAGGTAACGCTGTGCAAGAGGCTGCGGGCTGGGACAGCTCCAACGTCAGCCGCTTCCTGGCCGGCCAGCAGGGTGTGCCCATCGGCAAGATCGACGCGGTGGTGGGCGCAGCTGGCTACGTGCTTATCAGCCGCCGCTACTTTGATGCCATCGGCACGCTGGGCGAGGTGGGCATGCATTGCCACTGCGCACGCACTGGCGGTGGTGAGTGCGGCGCAGGCATGACGCGTTGCGCGGAATAAGGGTTGGCGCAGATGATGAACAACCCATTCCCCACAACGCCCGGCGCGGCTGCAGCGGCCCTGCAGGCGCATGCGCGCATGGCGGACACCGGGCGCAAGGTGGTGGCCGGCGCCGCAGCCCAGGCCGAACAGCCCAAGGGCGAATACCAGCGCTATGCATGCCGCACGGACGATGCCGCAGAAGGCATGTTCTCCAGCATGCCGGGCATGGTGCGCGAATATCAGCGCGTGCCCTGCCCTGACTGCGGTTCGCCCTGCCTGATTCGCAGCAGCCGCCAGATGTCCAAGCTGACGCGGGAGTACTACTACTTCTGCGTCAACGTGGAGTGCGGCGGCACCTACGGCGCCACGATGGAAATCAACCGCCGCATTTCCCCCAGCGCCACACCAGACCCGACCATCAATCTGCCCAACTCCAAGCACATGCGCGTGGATGTCATCAAGGCGCAGATGGACTACGGCCAGACCTCTGACCGCCCCTTGCTGTCAGACCGGGCCAAGCCAGTGACCGGCGACCTGTTCGGCAGACCCGGCTAACCCCTAGCGCCTGAACGGCGCACCCCACCCAGTTCCCCAACCCTCGACAGAGCCTGTGTGCAGGCCCTGCGGGACTTCTTACGCCTTTTTTCTGCCACCGGAGGTTTGACCATGACGCTTGCCACTGCCGTTCAACGCCATTGCCTGTTTCTCACGCTGACTGTGCCCAGCAGCATGCATGCCTTGCGCATGGGGCTGTATGGCAGGCAGGCCAACCCAGAATATGACGGCGTAAGCACGCCGCGCGATGCGCAGTCATTCCTGGCCATGGAGTGGGAGCGTGTGTGCGCCAGAGTCCAAAGCAGTGGCGCGCAATGCTGGGGCATTCGCGTGGTGGAGCCGCATTTTGATGGCACGCCCCACTGGCATGGATTGATGTGGGTGGAGGGTGGCCAGATGCCACTGGCCGATGCCATGCGTGTATGCCAGGGCGAAAGCAGCAAAGGGACCATCTGCGTGATGGCCGCCACTGCCGAAGGGGTGGGCAGCATCAATAAGTACATTGCCAAATGTGCAGCGCCTGATGACCGCAATGTCATCGATTGGGCCGCTAGGTGGGGCTTTCGCTTGTTCCAGCGCTTTGGCATCTGGCCGGAAGGCGGTGCAGTATGAGCCTGTACCGCATCACCCACATCGACGCCGCGCGCCGCCTCCGCCGCATGCGGGTGCTGGCAGCCAGCCGCGCCCAGGCGGTGGCCGAGGTGGAAACCGCCTTTGGTGCCGGCTGGTGCATGACCGTGGTGTGCGTGGGGGTGGCGCATGGCTGACAAGGCCCAGGCCGTCAACCCGCAGGCCGCCCGCATGACTGCGCTGCGCCAAGCAGGCAAGGCGCTGAAAGCTGCCAAGCCGCCTGTGACCTGCGCGACCAAGCGCAACAAGCCGGCCACCGATTACACCGTGCAAGAAAACCGCGCCTACCTGGTGCAGTTGCGCAACGAGCTGCTGCGCAATGCCAGCGCAGGCCGCTGGCATGACGGCGAGGCCAAGGAATGGTCGCGCATTGCCCATGAGCAGCGCGTGATGCTGATGCTGTTGGCGGGCCTGGACGGAGACCTGCAGACCCTGGCCACCCGTGCGTGGCGCGAGTTCACCCCGCCCGAGCGCAGCGCCATCAAGTCGGAAATCCGCGCGGCCAAGCGCGCCTTTGGGGGCCTGGCTGCACTGTGCAGCCGGGTGCAGTGACCATGGCCCGCAAGCCCATCTCCCCAGCCCGCACGCTGCCCACGGCGTCGCTCAAGGACTGGCAGCGCGCCAAGCCTGCGCCCTGGATGGTCAAGCGAGCCCTGGACGCGCTGATGCGCGCGGTGCCACCACAGTGGTGCCAGCCGATCAAGGCGGCCGGCCTGGGCCGCCTGCTGGGCGATGCCCAAGACCCGCCGCCGCTGTGGCTGCAGTCGTGGGACGCCATCCAGGCCATCCGGGAGTTTGATGAACGCTTTGGCAAGGCCAGTAGCTGGAACCTGAGCGACTGGGAAATCTGCGCCATGGCCAAGCGCATGGTGCAGGAGGCGCAAGAGCTGGACACCGCCGTGCAGGCGGAAACCGTGGAGGTGTCGGCCCGCCTGGACGTGGTGCGCCTGCTGATGCGCATGCTGGGCGTGCGTGAGCCCCATGCACTGAAGGGCGAACCCGATGTGCTGCGCGCCCATGATGAAAGCTGGTGGCGGCGCCTGCTGCGCAAGCATGTGACCCGCGTGGTGGAAGCCGGGGCCGTGCGCCTGGGTGTGGTGAACCGCCAGCAAGGTGGCTATGCCAGCGACCTGACCGTGCGCCGCCGCGAATCACAGATCGAGCGCAACGCCAACGCGCTCAAGCGCAGCCTGTACAAGAACGAGGCGGGCCAGGTATGGACCCTGTCCGAGCTGGCCGCCCTGTCGCCGTCCAACCCGGTGATTCGCGGCGGGGAGCTGATGACGCGCATCCGTGGCGCGGAAGAGTACGCCGACGCCCGCAACCATGTGGGCCTGTTCCTGACGCTGACCGCGCCCAGCCGCTTCCACCCGGTCACGCTGGGCAGCGGTGGCCGCCCCCGCCCCAACCCGAAATATGACGGCGTGAGCACGCCGCGCGATGCGCAGATGTGGCTGCGCACGATGTGGGCGCGGGTGCGTTCGCACCTGAACACCCAGAAGGTGAACATGTACGGCATCCGGGTGGCCGAGCCCCACCACGATGCCACGCCGCACTGGCACGCCCTGGTGTGGGCCGAATCCGAGATGGAAGCCCAGTACATCGAGATGGCGATTCGCGCCTGGTGGCTGAGCGAGGACGGCGAGGAACGCGGCGCAGAAAAGAACCGCGTGAACATCAAGCGCATGGTGGGCGGCGGCGCTGCCGGCTATGTGGCCAAGTACATCGCCAAGAGCGTGGGCCATGCCGCCCTGGCTGACCACCTGGACGTGGTGCAGGGCCAGCTGTGGGATGTGGAACAAAACGACATGCCCGGCCACCGCCGCGTGGACGCCTGGGCCGCGTGCTGGGGCATCCGCCAGTTTCAGGCCATCGGCATGCCCAGCGTGTGCGTGTGGCGTGAGCTGCGCCGCGTGGGCCAGGACCAGATCGACGGCCTGCACCGTGACGGCGACCAGACCACGCAGCGCGCCTGGGTGGCCTGCCACAAGCAAGGCGGCGCACAGGCCAACTGGCGCGTGTACATGGAAGCCATGGGCGGGCACTGCCTGGGCCGTGGCCAGTGGCACCTGAAGATGGCGCACCGCCCGGTGGCCCCTGGTCAGGTGAACAAGTACGGCGAGGCCCTGACCGTGGGCCGCGTGGTGGGCCTGCAAACCCGCCGTGGCCAGTGGCTGGTGAGCCGCCGCATGGCGTGGACGCCGGTGGCCGCCGAGACCGAGACATTCGACCCCGAAGCCTGCACCGATAGCGATGCGGGGCGTTCCCTCGCCATCGGCGAGGCACGCGCGGCCATGCCGCGCGCTTGGACTGGTTTCAATAACTGTAGAGCCCGCATGACAGGTGGGCTGCGCAGGGCCGCTTTAGGCCGTGGCCGCCACGAAGCCGAGGACTGCATCCCCGGTTTTCCTGGCCGAACAGACGCCGAATGGCGCTCCATCGGCCCCTCCCCCATCCCTTTTTTCTGACCTGAACCCGCAGGAGGACTGACCCATGCCCGTAACACGCACAGAACCCAGCCGCAGCGCCACCAACCAGGCGCACGGGTTCAAGTACACAAATTCCGCCAGCACCAACCTGGCCAAGCGCTTTGCAGAAATCCGCCGCGCCCAGGCCAAAGCCGCACGCGACGCGGCCAAGGCGCTGGAAGCCGAAGCCCAGTCCCAGCTGGAGCTGGCACCGGCTGCCGTGGTGCTGCCCATCCACCGCAAGGCCTGCGCGCAATGACCGCCGCCATCACCACCCCGGACAAGGTCTGCAACGCCTGCGGCGAAGCCTGGCCAGCCGACACGGAGTTTTTCCACCGTGAGCCCGGCAACAGCGACGGCCTGTCGTGCAGGTGCAAAGCCTGCCGCGCCGGCTACGACCGCCAGCGCAACGGCACGGCCAGACGCCGCCAGGGGCGGCTGACCCTGGGCCTGCAGGCCGTGTTCGCCGGGCTGGCCAAGCTCCAGCCGCAAACCCAACACCACCCATGAACAAGAAAAGCCACAAGGAAAACGACATGCACCACCGCTTTCACAACATCCAGGCGCTCAAGAGCTACCGCGCCACCCTGATTCCTCGCAACGCCGACGCTGCAGCGCTGGAAGACCTGGCCGACGCCGGGCTGCTGCCCACCATTCGCGTCAAGGCCGCCAACGCGACCCACGCCGAAGCGCAAGCGCACATCGCCAGCGGCAAGGGTGTGCTGCGCGTGGAGCGCGTGGAACCCATCACACCGTAAGTAGCAGGAGAAAAAGCAATGCAAACACAAGAGCAACAAGCGATGCAAGCTATCAAAAACACATGCGCAGCGCCTTCACTGCCGGAGGTGATTCAGCGCCTGGCAGCGGAAAAGGCGCAGATTTGTTCCGAGCTCAAGCGCACGCCTGCCAGCGAGTGGAACAGCGCCCGCTTTCGCGACCTGGGCAACCGGGAGGATGAGCTGCACGTGACGCTGCGCGTGCTGCAGGGCCTGGGGCAGCAGCCGCTGCAGATTGCAGAGCCAGCAGAATTTCAGACGGGGGAGTAAGCCATGGCAATGAATCAATCACATTGGGTGACCGTTGAAAAAGCGGGTATGGAAACGGGTTTGCCCGAATCGTTCTTTCATGAGCGCACCGGGTTGTCTGGTGTCTGGCCAGAAGGGCCCGTGTGGAAGTGGTTTGAGGGGCGCAAGCTCATCAACATGCACGGCTTGAACGCCTTCATTGACAAGGTGCCTAGCGTACCCAGCAACCGTGGTCGAAAGAAGAAGTCAGTATGTCCAGAGCATTGAAGAAAACCACAGGCGTGATCGTGCGCGAAATGCACCTGCAGGTGGATCTGCGCGCTTATGGCTACGGGCGTGAACGCCTGGACCTTGCACCCACGCCAGCGAATATCCAGTACGCAGCGCGGCTGCGATTGGAGATTCTGGCCAAGATCGAGCGCGGCACATTCGCACTGGCGGACTACTTTCCAGAATCGCCGCGTGCGGCAAAGGATGTGCAGTCGCTGACGTTCAAGCAATTGGCCGGCGAGTGGCTGCGCGTGAAGCGTCCGGAGGTCCAGCACAGCACGTTCCACCACTATGAGCAGACCTTGAGCAGTTACCACTTTGCGGACCTGATGGACGTGCGGACAGTGGACCTGAACTATCGAGCCTTGATGAACTTGTTGGCGGACTTTCCGAAAAACGGCAAGACCTTCAACAACGTGGCCAGCGTGTTGCGCCAGGTGCTGGAGTATGGGTTCAAGGCCAAGTTACTGGCTGAGCCGCTGCACGATCATGTGGAGATGCGCCGCTACCAAAAGCCAGGGCCAGACCCGTACACGCTGCAGGAGGCGCAGGCCATCATCCAGGCCATGCCCGAAGGTGCGCCACGGAACTACTACGAACTGGCTTTTTTTTCAGGAATGCGTCCTTCTGAGCAGATCGCACTGCAGTGGGCCAAGGTGGACCTGAAGGCCGGCAAGATGGTGGTGGATGCTGCCATCACCCGGGGCGAAGAAAAGGGCACGAAAACCGGCGTCACACGCACGGTGGAGCTGACAGGGAATGCGCTGGAAGCCTTGAAGCGGCAGCGTGCCATCAGCAACCAGGGCGCAGTCTATGTGTTTGAGGCTGGCGACGGTAAGCCGCTGGCTTCCACGGATGCCCCACTGGATACCTGGTGGCGTCCCACGGTGACATCGTTGGATGTGCGTTACCGTGATGCCCGACAGACCCGCCACACCTTCGCAACCATGTGCCTGATGGCGGGCATCACCCCTGGGTGGGTGGCAACGCAGATGGGACACTCGATTGAGATGTTTTTTCGGGTGTACAGTAGGTGGATTGACGGCGCAGACAACGGCGCAGAACGACGTAAGCTAGACAAATTCCTTGCAAGATAGACAAACGACGCAATGCAAGGTACAATGTTTGGCTTCGCAAAGAGACCGCAAGACAACTAAATTTTCAATAGTTTTTTTTCATCAAAAAACTGTTGAATTGTGTCGAAGATGGTCCAAAATGCATTGCACATTCAACCAATTATTGAAAGGAAGAGGCGCCTATGAAACTCATGAGCTACATGGATCTGAACCCGATCCGTCTCTGATAACCATCGTCTCAACCTAACAAAAAGGCCCGCTCTGCGGGCCTTTTGCTTTACGGCCTGATCATAAGTGCTTGGAACCAGGGCTCATGTCTCACGGAAATCAGATCATCATCGCTACTTGCAGAATCACGATTACCTTCATCTGCAGCAATTGCTTTTTCAAGCCAAAAGCGAGTGTCTGCTCGCTTCAGAATCGCTGAGTAACACGCAGCGTTGTAGGCCAGCAGTGCCACCATATGAACTGCCTCGCGTACTGCAATTCCTTCTGCTTCGATGACCTTGCGGAATGCACCTTCAACATCACCATTACGCTTCTTGGCATAGCCCAAATCTGCTAGCGCTTTGATCTTGATGATTGAAGATAAGTTGTCTAGCTGCAGTGCTCGTTCGATACGAGAAATCGCCGAAGCAAAGCCTTGTGATCTTTGGGTAGGATCGGATGTACTTTCCGCGTTAGCAATTTCCGCACGAGCAGTGAGAAGCTCAATTCGACAGTTGATCTCTGCTCGCAACTCATCCATTGCGCAATCAAGAGACTTAGAGAAATCATCGCGGACCTTGGAAGCATTGCTATGCAACTTATCAATCTCGTCGTTGAACAAATCAAGACGGTCTTTGGCTGCATCCTGCAGTGACTTGACCTTATTCCAGCCTATCCAACCTATAGCAGCGAAAACAGCGGCAAAAGCTGTTGCAGCTGCGACAAGAATGTTAATTGTCCGATCAAAGTGAGCAGATGTAGACGTTGCAACATCACGATTGTGCTCAAGTACAAGACGCGCCACGTCAACAAACTCGGTCACTTTAGGAGACTCCGTTTTTTCCGGCGCAGCGACTTCAGAGTTGGGTACCTTTGAAATTTCAGGCTTCCCTGCCTCCTGCAGCTTAGGGACTTGCGCAATCTGCTGCACTTCTGCATGGACTGTAGGCGCTGCGCCAGAAGCAAGCAGAGGCGCAGTACCGCCTAACATCACCAACCCAAAAATTGCTTTTCCCAAAGCCTTCAT